TCATCCCCGACGTCTACATCGACATCAGCTTCGAGACCATCCGGGCCACTACCAGGAAGCTCAAGGCCAGATGGTCGAGCGAGGCGGCGGACGACCTTCGCGCTTTCCACGGTGTCGACGCCGAGACCGAGCTTGTCTCGGGTATCTCTCAGGAGATTGCGCTGGAGCTTGACCGAGACATTCTCGGCCAGCTCTTCACCGCGAGTGCCGGCATCACCAGCACCTTCGACTTCACCGTCCCGGCAGGCCTTTCCGAGGTCGACCACATCCGGTCCGTCATGACCAGGATGAGCGCGGTCAGCTACCAGATCCACAAGCAGACCCTCAGGGCACCGGCCAACTGGGCCGTGACGAGTCCAGAGGTCGCCGCGAAGCTGGTCCAGATCCAGACGCACGGCGACTATCGCCCCGCGTGGGTCTCGAACCCGGCTGGCGTGCAGGGTCCCTACGATGGCACCGTCGTGCCGCCTTCGTACGGGCCGCTCACCGCCCATCAGGGCATTCTCCGCATGGGCCCCCTGTCCAACAAGTGGATGCTCTACCAGGATCCCTTCTTCGCCTGGAACCAGATCATGCTGGGGCTTCGGGGACAGAGCTACCTCGATGCGGGCTTCGTGTTCAGCCCGTACGTGCCGCTCCAGATGACCCCGACCTTCCTCGATCCGGACGACCAGACCTATCGCAAGGGTCTGCGAACCCGGTACGCGACGAAGCTCCTCCGGGCCGAGTGGTTCGGAAGGGTAACGATCACTGGCGGCCTCTAGGCCGACACCGCGTTTTCTGCACCACCTTCCTAAACGACAGCCTCTTTGATTGTTAGCCTTCCAAGGCTGCGATAGGCTCGTCACATGCGACCATCAGAGGAGCTTGTGCAGGCCATTTTTGAGATGAGTGCCCGTGAGGTCCGCAAGAAGCTCCGGAAGGCTGGTTGTCGTGAGCTACGTCAGAAGGGGAGCCACATACAGGTCTTTTGTCCTCCGGACCGCCAGGGCACCGTGCCGGCCCATGGGAGCAAGGATATCAAGAAGGGCACCCTGAAGAGCATCGAGAAGTCCCTGTGGATCGACCTTGATGGGGACGGCAATCCTCCTCCGCGCTGATCAGTCTTGGCCCACCCTTTTGGTGTTGCAGTGGTGTAGTGTAGACTGCGGTGGTGTTGGCGGGAGCCAGTGCTCCCGTTTTCATTCGGAATGGAGGAGGCCCGATGGCCAAGAAGTACACGAAAGCTCCGGCGTACGTTGGCAAGTACCTCAGCGTCAAGGGCAAGAGCGTGAGGGACGGCGAGATCTTGATTGGCAACCTTCAGCAGTACGTCGTCCTGGGGATGTTGGTTGAGGTCGAGGCCGACGAGGTCAAGGCAGCGCCGCCGCCGAAGGTGTCACGTCGAGAACCTGAGCCTGCTCCTGAGCCTGCTCCCAAGCCTGCTCCTGAGCCTGCTCCCAAGCCTGCTCCTGAGCCTGCTCCCGCGCGAGAGGAAGCACCATCTGGTGGCATGACGAAATCCCCTGCGGCGAAGTTTGCCAGCCAGCAGGAGGCTGCCTTGTCAGGCGCCGTCACGTCGAGGGTGGAGAAGCGTGAGGACGAGCCAGAGAAGTCGTCCAGCAAGAGGGACGAAAAGAGGTCTTCCTCGAAGAAGGCATCTCGAAGGGGTAAGAAGTAGCCATCTCGTAGTACACTGACCCTTTGGAGGGTTCTGGATGGCTACTCCTTGCACGAAGGCCACGGCTATGGCCTGGGCCAAGAGGCGTCTTGGTTGTGGCGTTACGGTGCTTGAATTCACCGACGAACACGTCGAGGATGCTTTCGACGACGCAACCCGGTGGTGGATTTCGAAGAAGGGCGTCAAGCGCACTGCGGTAACCATCGTTGCGACCGGCATTCAGGAGTATGCGATGCCGGACGACACGGACGAGGTGCTTCAGGTTTGGTTCCCTGGCGTGCAGGTCGACATCATTGCGGCCGTCAATCCGTTTGCCTTCATTGACATCGACATGCTCCCGGTGGCCTACCAGAGCATCACAGGTGTCCCTGGCGGCTCATTCTTCGGAACCTTCCATCAGATCCTTGCTCACGCCGAGACGGCGCGGAGGGTCATCGGGGCCGAGCCGGCGTTCGAGTATGAGAAGGTCACGAACATCCTCAGCATCTTTCCTCGGAATCATGCCTCTGGAACAGTCCTGGCGCGCTACGCCAGCAACGTGTTGACCTCAGAGACGGAGGACGACGACTTCTGCAAGAAGATCAGCGTCAGGGACCGGGACATTATCCTTCGATATACCTTGGCCATGCTCAAGGAGACTCTTGGCCGCATCCGGTCGAAGTATTCTGAGTGGCCGAGTGCTGGAGGCTCGAAGACGATGGACGGTGACACGTTGCTCATGGAGTCGCAGACTGAGCGTGGCGAACTCAACGAGGAACTCATCGGGCTTTCTGATCCGGTGCCGTTCGTAGTGGGTTGAGGGTATGAGGCTTTCGGAACAGTTGGCTGGAGCGATAGCCGAGGCAAAGGACTTCAATCCGGACGAAATCGTTGTTTTTCAGAAGACAGCCGACAACATCAGAGTGATCCTGTGGAGTGACGGCTCGATCACGAGTGGGATGGGATTCAAACTGAAGGGTATCCCACTGGTCCGGCCCAAGACGAAGGCGAAGCTCGACCTCGCCATCCGGGTCGGGTCCATGCTTCTCGGTGATTTGAGCCTCTACGATGCCTCGGAGCTTGGGGCGGCCTACAAGGCCTACAAGTGGGCAACGGAGAAGCACAAGACACCCGGCGAGGCGAGGACGAGGTTCCATAAGGCTGCCGGGGGTGGCGCGAAGAAGACGACGTTCAAGCCGAAGTGGGAGGTGCTGCGAGCTGATCGGAAAGGTAAGCCGACTGAGCGCGTTTGGCGGCTTCCTCGGATGCGTTGGCCTGGCCTCGTCGTGTGGGACCACATGGGGAAGTGGCGTGGTGGCAGAGAGCGTTATGAGCTTGTGAATCTTGACCGTGGCGGTATTGCCAAAGGCACCGGGTTCACTTTCAAGAACATGGTGGATTTGGAGCAGCATTTGCTCGGGCTGAAGTGGTGATGGAGGGTGTGATGAGCAGTTTGTCCGAGGGGCTGCGAAGTTACGTCGTGCCGGTCACCGAGGGCGCGGGTGGCGAGGATGTCCTCTCGATGGTCGAGGAGATCGTGGTCAGCATCGAGGAGGTCATCGACGTTGGCAAGAAGTACCGCGGCGTGACCAAGCACCTCAATATGGCCCTCCGTCATGCGAAGCAGGCCGAGTCCGCAGCCGAGGGGTTGTAGTGGAGCACTTCGTTCCTGTTGAGTACGTGTTGGACGAGGCCAAGAAGAGGTCCAGCGGTGGTCTGCGGAAGAAGCCTCCACAGCAGAAGCCGAGGCCTGGCGGTCTCAAGGGCAAGGCCAAGGTCGACAAGGTTCCGGCCCAGCTCCAGCACTGCGTCCTGGCCGTCAGGAAAGGCCGGAAGGGCGGCAAGGGGAGGAAGAGCACTCGGGCAGCCTGGAACATCTGTCGGTGGTCGTTGACTAGACATGGTTACCTGAAGGGTCCGTACAAGAAGAACGCGAAGCTCTCGTCGCTGCGGCAGACGCAGAAGGGGTCACGTCGCACGATGAAGCACGCGATGGAGAAGGAGGGGCCGGCGAAGTACAAGCGGTTCCGGGACCTGTTCAGGGAGCTTGAGCCAACGGTATAGGGGTTCAAGATGAGACTTTCAGCCCAGCTTTCAGAGGCGGTAAGACAGGGCTTTGGTCCTGGCGGCGCGTGCAGGTGCCCAAGGTGTGGCCACTCTGAGCCCCACAAGACAGGGAAGCCGTGCATGGACATCGTTTGCTCGAAGTGTGGAGCGAGGATGGATCGCAGCGATGCGAGTGTTGAGCATGTTGGGCTGAATGAGGTGCAAGAAGGCGCCGAAGGCGAACTGAATCTCACTGGTGAATGGGCCAACATCAAGCCAGGCACCGTGCTCACTCTGCGTCGCATGACCATTTACGCCAACCCTGGGCACGTACCGTCCGAGCGCAAATCGAAGAAGGTCGTCAAGTCGGCGAGGGTGGTGAAGGAGTTCGGAGGCGGTGGCAGTGCCCTCCTCAGCATCAGGTTCAAGAAGGCCGGCAAGAAGGACCGCGTGTTCAAGATGAACGAGACGCGGCGTGGTGGTTACATCCTCAACAGCTACGAGAAGCCTCCGGTCAAGTATGAGGTCGAAGCCATCGACGGCACGGCGGTCTGAGATGGCCAGTGAGGCGAAAATCCGGAAGCTCGTTGAGCCCTATGTTGACCTCCCGCCGAAGAAAAAGGGCGTAAAGTACGACGGTAAGGTCGTCCACATGCGGCCTGTGACCGATCAAGTGTTTGCGATCCTGACGGGTGGAATGCTGCCCGAGGAGGCAGGGATGGGCATCGAGGAAGGACGCTCCACATTCCACGGCAAGGACGGTCGCTTCACGCGCTCGCGGGCGGCCCACACGGTGACCAGGGAGGGGGAGCGGTTCAAGATGGTGCGGCAGCTTCGTCGTATCGGCCCAAGGCTGGCGCCAGAAGCTCCTCCAGAGGACGTGGAGCCAGAGGCCCCAACCGAGGAGGCGTCCGAGGCTGCGCGCTCCTTGGTGGGCCTTCTGGCGGCATCACCGGGGTGGACCTCGATGCACAACGTCACCGAGGCCGTTTTCGGTGAGATGGTGCCATCGAAGAAAAAGCGTCATCGAAATTGGAAGGAGATCTCCGACGCAGAGCGAAGGGGTGAGCGCCGGGACCCATCGAGCACTACCCACAAGCCTGATGAGTGGTACGACTCGGATGTCTATGATGACTTCGAGACCGTTGGTGAGGTGTGAGGAGGAAGTTGGGATGACGTTGAGTGGGAAGCTGGAGGAGGCCATCCACGGTGGTGAGGAGCAGGAGACGCTCGACGAGCTTTTCGAGGTCGATGCGAGCGAGTTCGAACCCATCGAGGAGAGGTCCGGAGAGGACGCCATCACCGTCGCCAGGCGCATCGTCAAGAACCACCAGTGGGAGAAGATCCAAGGTGCGGCGGTTGACGCATGGACTGCCAGCGCCATTATTGGGGTCTACGACGCGCTCAATGAAAAGAACAAGGCGTCGTTCAGGAAGATGCCCATCCGGAAGATGGCTGAGGTGGCCATACGACTTGCCAAGATGAGCGGGGTCAAGTCGAGAGGTCTGTGACGGTGCCCCGTGGGTGATAGACTGACCCTATGGGGAGCTTCCAAGACAACTGTGGCAATGGACGACGCATCTTCCCTGGCGGTGATTGCGAGGGGTGTGGTGATGAGCGTCGTTTGTGGGATTCTATAGCTGCCGAGCCTGCACGCTTGGCGGGTACTCCCGTCAAGCTTTACTCCATCCGTCGTGCGAAGAACCGGGACCCTCTCTACGGGGAGCCCTCGATGAATGGTAAGGAGTGGAGCTTTGAGGGTCCATTTGAGATGCCGGGCACCATCGAGTTCCTTCAGTACGACAACGTGACGACCGAGGCCACGGAGGTCGGTATACGGAGGGAGTCCGAGGCCGAGTTGACTGTCGCCAGGGTCGAATTCGAGAAAATTGGTTCGCCCTATCCGAAGGTTGGCGATGTCGTGGAGTTTTGGACTGCTCCACCATTCAAGAAGGCCGATCAGCAGAGCCAGTGGGATGTCGTCAAGGCTGAGGAGGACGGGAACATCTTTTCCTCGGAGACCTTCGTGCAGTACAAGATCGGTCTGCGGCGGCGTTCGAAGTTCTATGCCTTCCGCAAGACGGAGCACACGAGGGCTTGATGGGCAACCGAGCACGACTCCTCAAGGCTTCTGAGACGAAGCGTCAGAACCCGCAGACGCCGCGTGATGCCCAGGGCCGCATTGAGCGTTTGGGGCGCAAGAGAGCCAGGGAGGGGCGTCGACTCGAAGGGCTGGAGGAGGGGACCCACCTTCACACCTCGACGGCGGTGAAGGTCGTCGCTATGAACGAGCGTATCGGGGCCTACACTGACATCCTCGGACGCTTGACCGAGACCAGCGACTCGGATGAGATCCTTGACGGCTTTCCTATCGGCAAGGAGCACAAGAAGCTGGCCACGCAGGTGGTCGAGGAGGTCGGGGTGTCGGACTTGAGCAGGACGAACCGGCTCTTGACGGCGCTGAAGAAGGCTGGTCGGCTCGACAATGAGGTCACGAGCCTCATGGTGGACGGCCGGCGCTCCAGGCAGCGGTGGTGGTGGAGGGTGAAATGAGGCTGTCTGAAGAGTTACAGGGCGCGTTGACGGAGTGGAAGAAGACGTCCGACGGATACGAGATGGTGACCTCCAAGGGCCTCGCGAAGATTTTCAGCAAGAAGGGCAAGCGTGGCGGCAAGAAGTGGTTCATGTCCATCGCCGGCAAGGAGTACGAGTTCGGGCGTCGTGCTAGCTTCGATCACGCTGAGGACATCCTCTTCAAGGTTGGAGCGAGATTCCAATGAGCCTTGCCAGGCAGCTTTATGAGGCTACTTACGAGGCCGACGCGAAAGCCAGGGCCGAGGCCAACAAGATCTGGGACAGCATCGTCGCCTACACGGAGAAGCTGGGCTCGAAGGGCGTCAGGGACCTTCCGAGGCATCCTCAGATGAAGGGTTTCGTCGTCACCTCGGACCACACGAAGCTGCCGAGGAAGGTGCATGTCATCCTGGCGCCGAAGGGCGCACCGACAGGCATCGGCAAGACGGTCAGATTCGGGCGCACAGCCATCATCATAGGCGGCATCCTGCTTCGGCCGTTCTCCACAGAATACATCGACACGAGGGTCGAGAGCGGCCGGGGCTCATTCGTCCACGAGTACACGCACTACCTCGACCAGCAGCGATACGGCGCTGGTGTGGATCCGTCGGTTTCAAGGCGGGCGGCGCAAACCCAGGACTGGGAGAGGTACTTCAGGACCCCCGAGGAGTTCAATGCTTGGTACCAAGAGGCAGCCCATCTGGTCCAGGCCGACGTCGAGAGCGCCCTGCGGGTCATCAAGCAAAAAGGTAACCCGCGCGTCACGGAGATCTTCTTCGGCAAGCTGAACAAGAACTTTTCTACTTTCAGTGCTTTCCTCGGATACGCTCAGACGAAGGGCCGCACCGCTGAGGCCGTGAACGCTTTCAAGGGCTCGAAGTGGGAGCGGAAGTGGTTGAAGAGGATGCATGGCTTGTACAGGGGCCTCAAGGTCATCGTGAAGGGGGTGCAATGAGCCTTGCCAAGCAGCTTCACGAAGCCACTGCCGAGAAGATCGCGCTCACGCCGGGTCAACTCGTGACGGTCAGGACGCGCCATGGCAAGAAGCTTGCCCAGGGGCGCATTGTTGAGGTCGACGAGTTCCTCGGTATTGTCAGGGTCACGGACGATTCCAGCGGCGCTGACCTACAGATCGATGTCAACCCGGAGTTGTACGAGATTTGGGTCAAGCCGCCGCCGGACACTGACGTGGTGCGTCTTGGTCGCATCAAGACCTTGTATGTTCGACCTTCTTTTCCTGGCATCTACATGGGTGGGCGCTGGCGGTGAATCCGTCGAAGCTCATGAAGGCAGGGTACGCATTTCCGTGTGCCTGCTGCTTCAAGCTCCATCGAGCTATCGACAGGGGTTTGGAGTTTTGTGAGCACGCCAAGGACCAGTCTTGCGGCGGCCCACTTCTCGGCAAGGCCTTCCCACTGTACGAGGGCCCACTGACGCAGACGATGATTGCCTCGAAGTGCTTCCGTTGTGGCGAGAAGTCCGCCTACCTCGCAGAGCTTCCGCGTGAGGCCGGATACCTTGGCGTCTGCGAGGAGCACAAGCACATGCTCAGGCCAGAGTCCTCGAAGGCTATGGTTCCGGCTGACAAGCCGCCAGAGGACTACCCGACATGAGCATGGAGGTGACGGTCAAGCTCTCGAACAAGGCCAAGCCTGTCCTGAAGCTCGTCAATCAGTGGCCAGAGCGCATCGCGGCCATCGTCAAGGTTTTCCCCCAGATGGTTGCCATGGACACCTTGGAGCAGATCAAGTCGGGCGCCCCGAGGGGCATCGAGGGCTACCCCGACATGCTGCGCGTCCGGGACATTCCTTCGCAGGGGGGGTGGGAGTTGTCGGCCATCTTGCCTCCTGGTTGGGCGTTTTCGCAGAGACTACGGCAAGTTGACGTGAAAAGGACGGTGTTGTACGTTCGTCCGAAGGTGGTTGGTGGTGAGGTTGTGGACGAGGGAGCGGTCGTTCTTGAACGGCTGAACCCGTGGACGATGGACACGCTTCCGTACGAGCCAGACAGGCGAGGGGCCTCCATCATGTCCAGGCGCGTGACGGAGCGAGAGGCTCGACCAATCGAGTTCGAGAAGCGTCGTGAGCTTCCTCAGGTTCGCAGAGAGCTTCGATCCCTCGGCATCACGCTCAGACCCAAGGGCAAGGTGGCACTTTCCAGGCGGGTCACGCGCGATCTGGCCTTCGAGGTGCTTCGATACGAGTTCGGTATCCCGCCAATTCCAGGTCGAGCCCATTGGAAGCCGGCCATTCGGATGGTCCCTGCCACTATCACCAACCGCCAGATGAAGGCGTTGTACAAATGGTTCGCCTTTCCGTCTGACAGCACGTACACGTCGGCGCGTGACCTTCCTTACGAGAAGAAGTCGGCCATCAACCGCATCCAGAGATTCCAAGACCTCGTGGGCATCGGAGGTGGAAGCTCCTGATGTCTGGTGGACGCACAGGAATGGTCTTTTTGCGTGACTTTGACGAGGGTGTCGTCAGGACCATGGGTTCGGAGCTGATCGACGTCGAGCGTGATGGCGAGACGGTGCAGGATTATGCTCTGCGTGTCGATGGGGTCAACGGTCCGGATGAGTACGGCGGTTACATCCCCATCATCTGGCAGAATCCAGAGGACGTGTTTCAGAATGGGTTCCTTCCGCATGTAGCGGTGTCGAGGACGTCTATCACGCAGGCCATGGGGCGTTGGCAGCCAGGCGGCAGGGAGTACATGGTTCGGGCTGCGACTGCTCAAGACCGCACCATTGCTGCTACTGGAGGGACGATCCCGAGTCACGTCGAGATCAAGCGGTGGGCCTACCCGTACGACATCACCTACGAGATCCATCTGAGGGCAAGGCTTCGCTGGCAGGCGGACAAGATGCTTCGCCATGTCGGAAGGAAGTTTTGGGCCTATGGGCAGATCTACATGAGGGATTCCGAGGGGGACGAGCGTGGCTACTATGCCTTCCAGGACTCTCTCGATTCGCTCGACGAGATTGCTGATATCGCCGACCGTCTTGTAGGGTGGACGATCTCGCTTCGGTGTGAAGGGGAACTTGATTTCAACGACCCGTATATCGCTCCGACTTCCCAGGACGTCGCTGTCACTGTATCATCCGTGGCGTCGAGGACGGAGGTTGGGTGAGATGAATTGGTGGCTCTACAAAGGCAGCGTGACGACGCCGGTCGACATTCCGGGCCAGGGGCCTACCATCATTCAGCCCAGGATGAAGTTCCAGGCGCCTCCGGCTGCCGTGTCTCGCCTCAAGCGCATCGGCATGGTGGTCCCATGTAAGGACCCGAATCCCTCCAAGAAGGAGGTTCCGGTTCCGGTGCCGGCACTTGTGGTGCCCAAGAAGGCAGTACCAGAGAAGAAGGAAGAGCTGAATCATCCAAAAGATGGTTCGGATGAAGTTGTGCCTGTGGTAGCATCAACCCCGTCCAACCCGGAACCAGAGTCAGCGCCAACTGAAGAGTCGCTAACCGAGGACACCGGGAGTACCGAAGAAGCAGCAGAAGGAGAGGACGCGGGCAAGGAGACGAAGACGAAGGAGGAAAAGGGCAAAAGAAAAGGGTCAAAGAGACGTCGCGGCTAGAGTCCGGGGCGAGGGTGGGAGGAAGATAGGTCATGGCTGAAAGGCTGCATCCCGGCGTATACGTCGAGGAGAGGGCAGGCGGACTCGCCCCGATTCAGGGCGTCTCGACCAGCAACTTTGGCATCGTTGGCTTCACTCCCAAGGGGCCGACCGACGTTGCCACCCTGGAGACAAGCTACACGGCGTTTGACCGCGAATTCGGCACGTTCACGGCCGCATCGCAGGTCCCGACCCACGTCTTCGCGTTCTTCGCGAACGGCGGGAGACGTGCGTACATCGTCAGGGTTGTCGGGTCTGGGGCGCACATCGCCGATGGTGACATCACTTCCTCGTGGGCTGAGGAGGCCATCGGAACCGGCGACGGGCTTATAGTAGCCATGTCTTCGGTGGTGCCAACCGCTGTTGGCGAGGTGGACATCGCGCACACACCGATCACTCCCGGAACTGCCGTGGTCACGTACTACAACGACGGCGTTCCGGTCGTGGCCCAGGCCTGCACCGAGTTCCCCCTGATCACGGGTGGTGGTGGCGCGCTCGATTCTTTCACTAGCCGCATCGTGGTTCCAGGTGGGCTCCGAATCGTGCCTGGCACGGTCACCGTCAACACGCTCGCTGGGGCGGTTCCGGTGCTTTACACGGACCCGGCGAATGACGGCTTGCTGAAGGACGCTGGCGCGGCGGTTCGTGGTTACATCGACTACGAGACGGGGCACTTCACCCTGTCGGTCGAGGCCGGTCAGGAGCCAGACGATCCTTCGGTTATCACCGCTGATTACACGCCGGTCCTCCCGGCCATCACGGTCACCGATGACGGCGTGGGTGGCTGGAATGCTCCGGCGACGCTGGGAACCATCGACTACGCCACGGGTGAGTGGACCATGACGGTCCCGGTCGCACCGTCGGCTTCGATTCCCATCGACGTGGCCTACGACCAGATCATCTGGACCGCCGCGGCCTCTTCGGCGGGCACCTGGGGCAACGATGTCAGGCTCGATGCCCGTGGCGACGAAGACTACCTCGACGACTCCACGGCGACCTACAGCCGGTACGACATCCTCGTCTACATGGATGACGGTTCCGGCACCTACGTGTTGGAGGAGACCTTTGAAGGTCTCTCCTTCACCGACCCGACCGATGCCAAGTACGTTGGGGACATCATCAACAACGATGGCACCGGGAGCAAGCTCATCGATCTGACCGAGCCCTCCAACGAGGACGTGGGTCCGAGGAGTCTGTCGGGTTTTTTGCGGTCCAGGTCGGTCGGTGGTGGCAACGGTGGCCTCGGCGTGACTCCGACCACCGAGTACGGTTCCACGGACGGAACTGGCGGATCGGTCACCATCCCGTTGGGGCTCCGGTCTCCGGCTCTGGAGACTCCGGTCCAGCCCAACTCCATCTCCTTCACCTACATCGACATCACGGGTACCGTGAGGACCATCGTTGACGATGGCGACGGCAATCTCACTGGTGATGTCGATGGTGCGGCGGCGGCGAACTTCAACGTCGTGAATTACACGACCGGCGCGTTCGCATTCAAGGTGCCGAGTGGCCAGGAAGTGCAGGAGGCTGAGACGAGCCACTTGCTCGTCCCGACCGGTCCAGTGCCGCAGTCCCTCATCACGGGTGCTTTCTACGTCATTCCGGCCGAGATGGTCGAGCAGGACATCCTCGTCAACGGCACCGATGGTGCGGCGCTCACCCGGAACGAGATCACGGACCCGACGCTTCTCGCCGACCGTGATGGCATGTACGCCCTTCTCGTCCCGGACGAGATCATGAACGTGGCCATCCCGGATGCGGCAGGCGACGTGACCATGAGCACGGATCAGGTCACCGAGGCCGAGCGCAACGGGCAGTGGTTCATCATCCTGGCGTCTCCTCCGGGCCTGAGCCCGCAGCAGGTGAGGAACTACAGGGTCAACACGCTGGGCGTATCGTCGAGCTACGCGGCCCTCTACTACCCCTACATCACCATCTCCGACCCGGTGACGGATCTTCCGACCAACATCCCGCCGGGTGGCCACATCGCGGGTGTGTACGCGCGCACAGACTCCAGCAAGTCCGTGGGCAAGGCCCCGGCTGGGGTCGAGGACGGCAAGCTGTCGTTCTCCATCGGCCTGGAGCGCGACCTCGACTTCGGCGAGATCGATATCCTTCACCCGCGTCAGATCAACTCCCTCATCGACAAGGCCCAGACGGGTCGCGTCGTTTGGGGGGCGCGGACCCTGGAGAATCCGCCGGCCGATTTCCGCTTCGTCCATGTCCGCCGGCTCTTCAACTTCCTGAAGAAGAGCATCTTCAACTCGACCCACGGTTTCGTCTTCGAGAACGTCGGAGCAGCCCTTCGCAGCCGTATCAGGCTGTCGGTCGAGAACTTCATGCTGACCCTCTACGGCCAGGGCATGTTCAAGGGCAACAGCCCGAGTGAGGCCTTCGCCGTCATCTGCGACGAGACGAACAACCCCAAGGAGGTCGAGAATTCCGGCACGGTGATCTGCGACATCTATGTGGCGGCCAACGTCCCGGGCGAGTTCATCGTCTTCCGCATCCAGCAGAAGTTCGAGCAAGCTTCGTAGGGGTGTAGGTCATGGGGCGTTTGTCGGAAGAGATTCAGGACATCCTCAGAGCGGCTAGGGATGAACCGCTCGATGAGGAGTTTGTGCCTGTCGAGGACTTCTTCGAGGATGAGGAGCCGGAAGGTGAAGCTCCTTGCCTCGGAGAGTCCACCGACGAAGCCCCATGTTGGCACATCCAGGAGGCGGCTCAGTTCGTCGCTGAGGATGTCGCCGAGGTCACTGGACTCGACCCGGAAGTGCTGTCAGTGGCGTTGTTCGAGGCCATGTCGTGTGATAGCGATTGCCGGAGGAAGTACGTCACGGAGAAGGGTGATTTCAAAGGCGGCAAGGGCAAGGCGTTCAAGACGTGCGTCGAGTATGCCAAGGCGTGTTGTAGTGGAGTGAAGGACCCCGATGCTTTTTGCGCCTACATCGGTCGCAGGGCGGGGGCGGGCAAAATCTGAGGTTACACTGAACGGGATTGGCATCTGGCTTGTCCCGAGGTGGAGGAAAGATGGACGCAACGATCACGAACGTCAGCGCAGCGGCACTTTTCATCCCTGGTCCGAACCTGGACATTCCGGCGGGTGAGACGAAGTCGTGGAGCGACATCACGGTCGCAGACCTCGACGGCAATGCTGTCATCAAGAACTATGTTGTGGCCGGTGATATCACCGTGTCGGTCACTCCGGATGCCGGTGATGCCGCAGAGGCAACCTCGGGCGCGATGAACAACGCCGCTCTGCCGATCTACGCCTTCGCGGCTCTGCCCACTGGGTACGACGGGCGGATCGCGTGGTGCTCGAATGGTCGGAAGACTGCCGAGGGCGCTGGTGTTGGAACGGGCGTTCCGACGTACTACGACGTCGCGTCCGCTTCGTGGCTCGTCTTCTATGACGACTCGGCGCTGGCCATCTAGCTGGCGTAGGAGGTTGACGTGGCGACGGCACCGGGCATCATCGAGCAGAGGATCTTGGCGGCAAGCCAGTTCAACGGGTCTGTTGGCGCTGGTGTGCCAGTGGACTCCGATGGTATTCGTCGGTTTGCGCCGGCTGTCGCTGGAGGCCTCATCGAGTTGG